CAAACTCTGATCTTATCCTTGATAAGAGAGTTCATTGCAGAGAAGATTCTGATATCAAGAAGATCTTCAATGACTTCACGACGATTGGAAGAAGTCAATTGCATAAAGGGAACAAAAGTGCTGCTACCCAGAATCACAATCTGAGTAAATGACTTGTAGTTCATCTTCAGAACATTCTGCTCCAACCACTTCTGCTGATCCACTGCAGAAGCACTTTGATCCAATGCTTTACCATCTCTATAGATCTCAAAGATGGCAGGTTTGATTCCCCTTACAACCTTCCACTCAACATTGTTTACAGTAAACTCAATTTCAACTCTACAATCTTTCTCATTGATTGAGTTGATCAGTTGTGGTTTATTGATTTTCCTAAACGCCTTCCCATAGAGAGAAAAGGTAAGAGCATCAAGGATAGTGCTCTTACCTGCTCCATTTGATCCAATGATTAATGTGGTTCCATTTTCTGTCAGGTTGACTTTGGTTTCGTGTTGTCCTGTTGAGAGAAAATTTTTCCAACTAATAGTTTTAAACAGTATCATATGAAATATCAGAGGGAGGAATCACAATGTCATTGGATGTTATTATTGTATAACGGTGTCCATGGATTTCGCAAGTTTTTATCATTAAATCGTCATCAATCTCCAGAACTTGCATCTCTGGAAATCCATTCTCTTCTTCTAACATTAGTCCATAACGAATGGCATCATCTTCCTCCTCAAAGATGTAGAGGACTTGATCCCCATCATCATCTGTTACTGAAAATGCACCTTCTTTTTCTTTTCCTGCAACTGTTAGAAGAAACATTAAACTAACTCACAAGCCTCTTGGTAGATATCTTTCAGAAGTTTTTGAACAATGGATTTGTCCAGATGTGTTTCTGATTCCTCAATATATCTATCAAGGATAGAAAGAGTGTCTTCTGATTCATATGCCTCTGTTTCATCACCATACCAACCAGTGAACTCATGGTTCTCTACAACTTTCATCTCTGCTACACCAGCAGAATAAAGTTTGTCAATGAACTTTTCAAACTTGACAGTATCACTCTTCTTACGAACAATGACCTTTACAATCTTGTTTTCATATTCAGAAGCATTGAACAGTTGGTGATCATTGTCCTCATAATAGATGTTATGGAACAACTTGTAGGGATTGTTGACTGGTGTGTGCTCTAAAGTTTCAGTATCAAAGATATGAAAACCTCTGGTATCATTCACATCAGTCCAGAACATCTCATAAGGATTGCCTAAGTAAAATACTGTTCCATTGTCCGATCGAGTGTGGTAGTGACCAGAGAAGACCTTGGAGAACTTCTCAAATAGTTTGCTCTCAAGACCGTGGTCCATGACGATTTGACGATTAACTCTAAATCCTGTGAGCTCAAGGTGCCCCATCGCACACTTGCAAGTTGTATTTTGAATAGATTTGATAGTACTCTCTTCGTTTTCTGCATTGATCCAAGGAATGAATAAGATATTAAGATTATCAACTTTGACTTCTGTTGGTGAAGAATAAACTTTTACATTTGAATACTCCCTCAACAGCAGATCAACTGCATTGATAGAGTTGGTGTTTTTGTAATAAGCATCATGGTTACCAACCATCAGATGCATATCAATTCCTCTTTCTTTCAGAGGATCAAAAACAACTCTCTGTGCCCAAGTCAGTGCTTTGAATTCAATACCTTTGCGACTATCAAAGGCATCACCCATATGAATAACTGTCTTGATGCCCTGTTCATCTAAAGTAGGGAAGAAGACATTCTTGTAAAACTGTTCAAAATAATCATGGAACAAGGTGGAAGATTTTCTTGCTCCATAATGTGTATCAGTGATGATTGCTACTTTCATCAATAGCGAAGTTTAGAGTGGACGTTATCTTTGATGCTATTGTAGTCAGAGTAATTGCCACTGTCAAGGTCATTGGCATCAAAGACTTCATCAAAGTTAGTTTTCTCCAGGATCTTGTTCTTGATCTCTAACTGCTTCTTCTCTTGGGAGATCCTTCTCAGGAAAGCATAGTAGATGATTTGAGTGAAGTATGCAAATGGATTCTTGGACTTCTCAGGATTGAAATTATGAATATATCTCACACAGTTCTCAATACCATCACAGATCATATCATCCTTGAACATGTAGTTCACAAAGTTTGGTTTGTATGATAAGTGATTAGCAATCTTCAGAAAGCACTCTCCAATGTAAGAGGGAATCTGAGGTTTGGGTTTGTCATTTGCTTCTGCCCGCTTGACCTCAGCAAAATAGTTCTCAAGAGCTTCAAGAAACTCTTTGTTATTCACGTAGTGTTCAGAGTTTCTTCCTCTTTTCATCTGATTAAATCTTGGAGACAGCACTGACATAATATATCTTTATCTGATATTAGTATACCAGGAATTCAAATAGTTGACAAGTTCTGGAATCTTGAGTAGGATAGGTTTGTTCCTTTTGAAGATAAGTAATAGCTTGAAGCTTAGCTGTTATTAAAGATCTTCTCTAAGACCTCCTTTGCTTCAGAGACAGTAGAAATAAATCCCATTCCTTTACTTGGTTTGGTATTGTTACCATCTCCTTTGAACATCTTTCTAATGAAGTCCTGGTAATTGACAATCATTTCTACATCAGATGATTCACTCATAGTAAGAACATCACTCATGTCTACTATGAACATATCTTCTGTAGTTGTCTTTAACCAAGGTTCAAACTTGTACCCTGTTACTTTACCTCTAATCTTTACTTCCTCTACAACAATAGGATTAGATAAAATTAATAAAGTTCTATCACCTTCATCAGATGCTGCTACTTTGGTAAAGATTTCATCACCACATTTGAATTTGATTGTTGCGTAAAAATCATCTTCCATCATAAGCAATACTCCCTTTCTAATCTTTTATGTCAATAGAAATAATGTCATAATTGAACTGTTCTTGAACATAAATCTTGATTCTTTCAATAAAGTGATTCAATGTATAATTCTTTCTTGACCCTGTAGTAAGGTCATCAGCAATATCATATAATCTTGCTTTTACTTTGTCTTTGCCTTTTCTTAGGACTCTACCAATACTTTGTAAGTTTCTAACTCTTGATTTGGATGGAGAGGCAAAAATAACGTTGTGTAGATTCTTGATGTTGATACCTGTGCTGAAGGTTCCATAAGATGCAACAATAATTGCATCCTTCTCTTCCTCAGTAATTTTTCTTACAAGTTCTCTATCTTCAGCATCTACGCCACCATGAATGAAGAATACTTTTCTTTCACTGGTTACCTTGCTATTTATTATTTCAAAAAGTACCTTACCGTGTGCTTCTACTCTTGAGAAAAGAATAAGAGTATTACCTGTTAGATCAATAGCAAGATTAGTGATGAATTTGTTTCTTTTCTCATGACCAATGAGGAATTGAATTTCATCTTCATAAGTTTCAAACTTCTGTGGTTTGTACTTGAGAACTAAACACTGAATATCAAGAGTAGAGAGATGACCTTCATCAATCAGTTTCTTAGTTCCAGTAACTTTATATGATGGACCAAATAATCCTTCCAATACCCATTTGTGGGTTTGTGTTCCATCAAGTGTTCCAGTGAAACCATACCGATACTTAGCATGATGCAACTTGTCCATGATACCTATCAGTGACTTGCTCTTGAACAAGTGTGCTTCATCTCCAATTACAACATCATATTCTTCAAAGAATGATCTATCTAAGTTGTAAACAGATTGCCAAGTTGTAATAGTGACTTCACTGGTATTGCTTCTATCTCTGCCAGCATAGATTCTGTGGCAGTAGTTTTCTGCATCCCACCCATAATCCTGGAAGTCCTTGAACATCTGCTCTACAAGGGACGTAGTAGGCACTACAAGAAGGATCTTTTTACCTAATGCCACAAAGTACCTAACAATGGCATAAATCATGAATGACTTGCCAGATGCTGTTGGTGAGATGAGAAGTTTTCTGTTATATCTCAGAGCATCATATACTGCTTCAATCTGATAATCTCTTGGAGTAAAGGTAGTGATGGACTTCATGTAATCCTTCACTCCTTCCATTGAAATCATTTCATTGACTTCAAATGGAGGACCGTAAAACTTGTTGTTTGCAAACTGATATGAGTATCCAGCATTCTCACAGAACGCAACAATCTTATCAAGAAGACCTACATAGATCCTCTTGGTTTTCATATTGAACAGATGAACGTATCCATCCCAGTACTTGCTTCTGTACTGAGGCATGAATTTCTTATTGGGAACCTCAAAAGTGAATCTGTCCCTCAACTCATACTCAATGTGAGGTTCAGTTTCAATCTTGAGGTAAACTTCATTCACCTTCTGGATTGTCAAATCTGCCATAGATATAGATTCTCTTAAAGGTATTTATTACCCCAATCCAGAAGAGAATCTCATGAATTCGATAGCATTCTTGATTTGATATGTTCTGTTGGTAACTTGTTTGAGAATATTCTCAAGATACTCCAACATAGTATCATAGTAATCAATTTTGAGAGAAGCATTTGATAACTTCTCATCAGCATCCAAATATTTGGTCATTGTATCCTTGTCTCTAATTTTCTTAGGAAAGGGATTGTCAATGTAAACTTCTGGGTCTGCTTTACCTGAGAAGTATTCATACCTCTCATGTCTGATGTTCTTTCTTTGTTGTTCTGCTTTCTTTCTCAGCAGAAGTATGTTGTTGTACAATTCATAATATTTTGCATGGAGGATGGGGATGTTCAAAGATTCAGTATGTAGATTGTCTGGATCTATCTTTGCATCTTCTGACCACATCCTCTGAATAGTGTCAAGGTCAACCATAAATTATGTGCAAGGGTTACAACTGATTTCACGTATATTGTAGATAGTATACTTGAAAGTGACCTCTGCTGTAAAGTATTCCACATCAGTTTGTGTAGCATCAAAGTCAAGTGTGGTCAAGTTGACTGGGAACAGATTTTCAAAAATGACTTTGAACTTTGCATTTTGCATTGAGTCCAAAACAGTCAGTGTTCCGTCTGAATACAGATTCAGTTGTGTTTTGTCTGGTTGTACAAGATCATAATCTTCTCTCTGGAAATCATAAATCTCTTGCAAACTGTCTGGGAATGCAGTACCTCTCATCCAGTTTTGGATTTCCATATAGTTCTCAAGATTTTCATCAACTAAAAATCTGATGGTCAAATCCTCAAAGTCCATCACAGTTCCTGGAAGAGGAATGTGCTTCAGATAAGTATTCATCTGTGCTTCAGGGAAGTTGAGCGCAGGAAGATTCACTGCACTACCAAAGAATGCCAACTTTGGTGCTCTATTCACTTGAAACCTAAAACCTGTAGGTGTCAGAAAGTTTCTATTTGTAATTTGACCTTTTATTGGTTTCTTCGTTGCCATGGTATCTTTTTTAAGTATTTAGATGTAGGCATAAAAAAAGAGGGGTCTCTTGACCCCTCCAGTAAACTCTTGTGAGTATGAATCACATGAGGTTCTTGACAGCAACTCTTCTGTAGTATCTGTTGCTGTTAACTCTGAGTCTACCCAGACCCTGATCAATGCCCTCAGCAAATGGGTTAGCAACCAGACCATATCTGGTCTTGAAGCCAATCTTAGGCTGGAAGCTGTTCTCACCAACGGCACGAACCATTTGGAGAGGAACATATGGGCAGTAGAACAGACCTGCATCATAAGGGGAAGAACCCTTATAACCTACAACATAGTACTGGTTACCTGCATTGGTTGCAGTGTTAGCACCTGCCAGGTTAGCAGCATATGGGTCAATGTAAACTCTGAACTTACCATTGATTGTACCAGCAAAGGTGTTGCCAGTGTCATCAACATTCAGGTTTGCATTCAGTGCAGGGGTGTAGTCCAGGATGCCTGCCATGGTGAGTGCAGAAGCAACATCAGCAGAACAAAGGACGATGTTGCCCTTTCCTCTACGAGTTCTCTGTGCAATAGCATTTGCATCTCTTTCGATCTGGAACAGAAGTCCTTTGAACTTCTCAACAGACCATCTACCATTGGAGTCAATATCCAGGTCGAATACACCAGCAGTTGCAGTGTTGGAAACAGCACCTTGCTCAGCAACCTTATAGATGGTTCTGATAACTTCTCTGTTGATCTCAGCAAGGATCTCAGTGGAGAGAATGTTAGCAAGTTCTGCTTCTGCATTCAGACCATGAATTGCCTTCAGGTCTTGTGCAAGCTCAAGGCTGTATTCTGCCTTCAGTGCTCTTGACTTTGCAGTTACAGTGACTTTCTCAATCGAGAATGCCATCTGGTTGAATGCATCATCACCTGTGCCTGACAGGTTCTCTGCATCACCAGTAACCATGCCCTGACCAACGTCATAAGCAGTGGAGGTTGCAGTGCCAACAGGGTTCAGAACTGATGGGTTGGTGCCTGACTGAGCAGTTGTACCAATACCAGCATCAACATCAGAGAAACCTGCTGTGAGATCGAATCCAGCATTCTGACCAGAGAATGCAGAATCAACTTCATTGTAGAATGTCTCAGATCCAGACTGATTCTCATATCTGGAACGCATTGCAAAGATCAGTCCAGTAGGACCATTCATTGGCTGAACACCTGCCAGGTCATATGCAACCAGGTTAGGCATTGAGCGTCTGATCAGTGAGATCAGAACAGGGTCGAAACCTGCAACAGGACCAGCAGGCTCAGCACCACCACCGAAACCACCTGAAGCACCAGCAGCATTAGCGCTGTTGGTTGGGGTTTCCATCAGGTTGATACCTGAGTTAAATGCTTGCTCTTCCTTAAGGAATCTTTCTTGGTTTTCCAGCAGGACAGCGGTTACTGCTCTTCTGTGGGAATCTCTGATTGGATCAAGACCCTCATAGTCGAGAAGTGGACTCCACTTTTCCTGCAGATGCTCTGATTGGAACATTTGCTTTTACCTCTATAAAAAAGTTAGTTGTTTGTTTGAATTAATGTTAAATTCAGTT